CGGAGAGAGCAACTCTGCTTTGTAGCTCGACGCGGGCAAGCCAGTGCTTGGAGCAGCCCAATAGAGTGTCGCTGCCGGGGACGAACCCGAGTAATCCACGACGACCTCAAGGTTCTCAGGCGGATTTATGGCATTACAGCTATGCGTAAAGACCGCATGGTCACCGCCACTGTCCACGGGGTTCCCGTCCACGTCCGTTACATTCTGAGATGCAGTGATGCGGATATTATGTCCAACCGTGGTGTGGACATCTGCTTCTGGGGCGATGACCATGTTGACCAAGTTTCCGTCAACCAACTGAACGCTCTTGATGTTGATGGCCTGATTCGCATCGGGGCTGCTCAAGCCGTTGACGCTAAGCGAAAAGTTGCTCGTGATGACTGTGGCAGGGTCAAGGTCCTCGTGAAAAGAGATCTGAACTGTATTGCCTTGGTCTTGGCCGGGACACAACGTCACATTGTTAGGCTCAATCTTAGCGATTCTCGGCCCTTGTGTGTCACGCATGGTGTAAGTCGCAGAAACATCGCTTCCGACGTTCCCTGAGAGGTCTCGGATGTCTGAAAGGTCCACCCTGTAAACCACGCCGGGCTGGTCAGAACCCACGACACTGAAGGACACTGAGTCACCAGAAGCATTGATGTTCTCAATCATGCCCGTGCTACCAGTGATGTCGTACTGAACCCTCGACCAGTCCACCTCCTCATCGAACTTGAATGTCACGCCATTGTAGAGTTCAGTTCCGGTGACTTGGCTTCCACTTGGTGGGTTGACGCTGACGAGATTGGGTCCCGTAGCGTCCCCTCGGTATGTAATCGTGGCAGCGAACTGCTGAAACTCCTTCGACGAAGCAGAGAGCGGTACGCCCTGCCCACCACAAGAACCCCCATCGTTGTTGAAGCTCGTGGATGAAGGAAAGCCCCTAACCATGTTTGGGTAGGTTTTCCCAGCATCGGCGTCATAGCCGTTGCCCAAGTTAGTGACCTGAACCACAGCCAATGCGAAGTTTGTGTCCCCACCGCTGAGTTTGTTCACAGCATCTTGCGAGAAGAGCAAGTTGTGAGAAGTCACCCCCTGAGAGTTCGTATGCTGAGTAATATCAACCGGGTTGTAAAAAGTACCGTCTGGTGAATCAGCGCGGACCAGCTTCCATGACTGGATAGCCTGACTCTGGCTCATCATAGCGACAGGAGAGTCGAAGTTGATGACGACCTTGTAATCCCAACTTGGGTTCACCGTAACAGGGTTCACCGTACTGACAGTTGGGAAGGTATCCTCGAAGGTGAGACTGAGCGGCGCGCTGGTGAATGAGTTTCCTGATGCGTCTGTGATGGCAGAGCTGTTCAATGAAACACTGACGCCAGAAGCTCCGCTGTGGCCCAAAATCGAAAGGCGGACCTCATACTCCGGCTGGTCTCCTCCAAGCACTTCAACTACTTCATCGACTCGCATGGCCTGCGTGGTTGAGTCACTGTCCAAGGGCGCGCCCGAGATAATCCAGTTGGCGGGGTCAGTGACGCCGACAACAGGCTCCGAGAACCGGAACCGCATACGAACCATCCCATCGGTAAGGGTCGTTCCATCAATCTCGATGGGAGGCGGAATAACTTCACATGCGCCTGTAGGGTCGATAGGTGTCCATGTCGGACCCACTGTATCAGCGGGCTGGACTGCCCAAGAGAACTCCATGACATCGGGAAGCAGGTCGTTGCCCGCTCGATCTTGGAGCTTGTCGGGGTCATTGACCTGCAAGACAATCTCGGACATCTGAGACACCACACCAGTGGACAGGGTCGGAAGAGTCAACTGAACAGTGGTTGCACCATCATCAGCACCATACGCATACACGTCGTTCTTCGTGAGTTCAGTACTGACAGGTCGAACAGACGTTAGAGTCGCACCATTAGAGTTCTTGATGTGGAACATGTATCGATTACTGTTCAGCGCCGGGCTGCTGTCTTGACCCTCTACGCCAATGAACTCGCTAAAGAATACCTTGACCGCCCCGAAGAAGTTCACCCCATAAATGAGTGTCTGGCTCGTATCGGGTTGAATCGATGTGATTCGAGGTCGCGTCAAATCAATCCAATAGTCCCAAGTGAACTTCGCCACTGGGTTCCCAGAAGAGTCTCGAACTGGGTTTGAAGCATCGGAAGGATTCAAGGTGAACTCAAGCAAGCCCTCTTGGAGAGTACCTGCGAGCGTGACACGGTAACTGAAGGAAATACCATTACTGCCAAGTGGCGACACGTTTGACACAGAGAGGTCGCCAGCAGCGGCAGCCCCGGAGATAACCCAGTTGCTCAGAATGTCATAATCAACAAGCGGCTCGTCTGAGGTCACATCGACAAACACCCCAGAGTTCACAATCCCAAACGGGAAAGACTGAGGAATCGGGTAGACGCCGATGATGAGAGGGGGCTGCGTGTCGGGTGGTGGGGGTGGTGGAACAATGTGACCGTTGAATGTAATCTGCGGCTGGTCGGTGACTGTTCGGTAGTCGCTGTCAAGCACATCGGCAGGGTTACCGAGACGCAGTTGTTCTCGCGTCACAGGAGACAGGTTTCTATTTAGTACGTTGTCGTCGCTCACGGTAAGCCCTCCGAGTCGGAATCCTTCATTGGATGGCACCTATAGAGAAGCCACCGTCCATGATACCCCCCACAAACAAAAACGCCCCCCAAGACCGAAGTCCTGAGAGGCGTGATTGTTTGCTAAGCCTTCCGGCTCAACTCACCGCGATTAGCGAGTGATGCTGAGTCGTGCGAGACCGCGTGGGTTGTAAGCACCGATACCCAAGTTCTCGAAGCAGGAGAATCCGATGGTACGTGCCTTCGGATCGTCTGCGGAAAGAACAGTAAGCTCAGTACGAACTGGCATCCGACCGAACATCTCAGGCTCGCATGTCACATAGACAGTGCCAACCGGAACCAAGCGGCTGACGATGATCTGAGCGCCCCAGAGGGTTCCCATCAGACCAGTCTTCAGCAGTGCTGCTTGGCTTTCGATGTCGAGGATGTCGCGACCGAACTTACGCAGGTCAGCGTAGTCACGGGCGTTCATGAATACGCGAGCAACGCGCAGGTCATGACGCTCGATCAAGCTGTATGCGTCAGCAAGGACAGCGCCCGTGATAGGAGCAACAACAGGAATGTCTGCGTTGGTTCCACCAGCGATGCTATCGAAGCCTTCGGAAGCGATGCTATCGAGAACAGCGAACACTCGCTCATCTTCAGCGGCCTGAATCTGCGCGCGGGCAAGATCCTGAGAACGCTCGATGAGGTCGAACCGACGTTCCTTGATCTGAGTCAATGGAATCTCGGGGTTCGATGCAATCTCGAACAGCGGGAAGATAACCCTGCGGGGCTTGGTGATAGCCAAAATGTTCTGGCCTTCTTCACCAACCACGTATGCGGTTACGTCCGGGTCCTTGTCGTAAATCGGAAGAGCACCGTCAGGCAACTGCTCCACGAGGAAAGTCTTACGACCAACGCTCGTGTAGTCGCGGCGTGTACGCAGCGGCTGAGTCATAGAAGCAGCGAGCTTCGCACGACCCTGAGGAGTCTTGATGTATTCCGAGATGATTCGTTGTTTTACAGCGTTGTTTACAGCCATGATTCACCTCCCTCAAATACGCTGGTCATACACGATCTCGTTCTGCGCTGCGTCAGCAGGCATCTTGAGAACCGCGATGGTTTGGTTAGTGCCAGGGGTAGCCAAGTTAGACACGGCTGACCCGTCTTCTTCGGTGACGGAGTTCGTAAGGAACCCGTTACGAGAAGCATAGAGCAAATCGCCACACGCATAGGTGAGGTCGTCGCCCTGAGTCCCGTCGTCGTCTTCAAGAACCTGAGTCTCGAAAATGCGGTTGGCGTAGGTTCCCTGTCCAGAGACGTAAGGACCCTTACCGGATGCAGATCCGGGAGTGTTCTCGAAAGAGTTACCATTGGCATGGTTGATGAACACGCCAAGTGGGTGAACACCGTCCTCACCAGAAACTGGTCCGCCAATGAAGTTAGAGCCCTCGTCGGGGCGGGTGTAAGCAATAGAACCGCTCAAAACACCGAGGACGTTTGCAAGGTCCCCAAGCTGAGAAGATTCTGTGCCTGCTGTTGCTGCGATGCCGGGGTTCGACTGAGTAAACGCATCTTCGGTCAATACACCTACGGAGTTACGGATTCCGAGGTGAAGGATACGAAGAGTCGAAGAACTCTCAGTGAACGCACCACTCGCCTGTCCAAGCATAGCCATGATTTTTTCTCCTGACTTTGCTCCCTGTTCGGGAGTCGTGGTTGATAAACCCTGCGCCTTCAAACGAGAGCCCAGAGGCAGGACGAACTATTCGCCCTATGTATA